AAGAAATAATAGTGAAAATAGCTATAGTTATACCAGCTAGATTAGATAGTGGTAGATTAAAAGAAAAAATGTTAATTGAATTTGATGGTGAACCATTAATAAGATTAGTATTTGATAAATGTAGAACTATGGGTTATGATACTTATGTTGTAACTGATAGTACAAAAATAGCAGAACATATAACAATAGGAAATGTTATAATGACTGGTCATCATGAAAATGGAACTAGTAGAATAGCGTCGGCATTAAATTATATTGAAAATTATGATGTAATTATAAATGTACAGGGTGACATGTTAGATATAAACGTTGATACTCTAAGACCATTAATAAGAGAATGTATACACAATGATGTTACAACTTGTTATACCGAGGGTTGTAAACCAGATGATGTTAAAGTAATACACCAAGAGGGTAGAGCAATGTGGTTTACTAGAGCTGATATAGGTTATGGAGATAGACATTTAGGTCTATATGCTTATAAAACCCATATATTAAGATCTTATGATCTATTCACAGATGAATATCCACAAGAGAATTTAGAACAAAATAGAATACTAGGTCATTACGATATTAATGTAGTTAAAACTGAATATAATGGAATCGAAATCAATACCAAAGAAGATATTAATAGCTGGACCGTGTAGTCTAGAGGGTAGAGTACAAGCACATGAAATAGCTGATAAATGTCGTCAACTAGCAGATAAATATGGCTTTGATTATTATTTTAAAGCGTCATTTGATAAAGCTAATAGGACATCTGTAAACTCTAAGAGAGGTATTGGTATAGATAAAGCTATAAGAATATTTACTGAGTTAAAAGAGTTGCAAGGTTGTAAAATCACTACAGATATACATGAACCTTGGCATGCGGAGAAATTAGCTAAAGTTGTAGATATTATACAGATACCAGCTTATCTATGTAGACAAACTGATTTATTAGTTGCTGCGGGTGATACATTTAAAACTATTAATATTAAGAAAGGACAATTTATAGATGGTCGCAACATGATACATGCTATAGATAAAGTTAAGAGTACTGGTAACAATAAAATTATGTTAACCGAAAGAGGAAGTATGTTTGGAATGGGTGATCTTGTTGTAGATTTTAGACAAGTAGTAGATATGAAGGAGTTAGGTGTACCCGTTATAATGGATTGTACACACTCAACACAAAGACCTAATTCAGGTAGTACAACCGATGGTCAACCGAAGTATGCTATACATATTGCGAAGTTAGCTAAAGCTGTTGATGTTGATGGATACTTCTTTGAGGTCCATGAGAATCCTAGCGCCGCTTGGAGTGATGGATCCAATATGATTAAATTATCTGAATTTGAAAATGTATTAAAACAAATAGCATAATGCAATCAAAAAGAGAATGTGATGGTTGTACAGCTTGTTGTGATGGAGAGCTTATACTCAACATATTTGGCAAAAGATACGTTGGTAGACCTTGTCAATTTAATAACGGATCTGGTTGTTCAATATATAAAGATAGACCTAAAAACCCATGTAAAACATTCGAATGTAGTTGGTTGAAAGATAAGGATTATACCTTTCCAGAATGGTTAAAACCAAATAAAAGTGGTTTTATAATAATGGATAAAAAAACAGAAAATGGTATACCTTATAAATTAATAACAACATCAAGAAAAGGCCATGATGAAGAGGCTTTATTATGGTTAATTACTTGGGGTAATGAAAACAACATTAATTTAAAATTTCTATTTCCAAGAGTTAAACACCATATAGGTAGCAAGGAATTTAGAGATTTCTACAAACAAAAAAAATAATTAGTATGAAAATATTTATAGGAAGCGACTCTAGACATATGAAAGCAACTAGGGTTTGCATACAATCAATTAAAAATAATTCAAAAAAATCAGATCATAAAATAATGTTTTTAGACAAAGCTAAACTAAAAAACATTGGTGTTTATGGTAGAGATGATGTTAAAGGAGAGTCAACTGAGTTTTCTTTTACTAGATTTTATGTACCTTTACTTTGCAATTATGAAGGTATAGCTATGTTTTGTGATAACGATTTTCTTTGGAAATGTAATCCTAAAGAAATAGAAAAGTATTTAAATGGAAAATCAATAGCAGTAGTTAAACACGAATACTATGAACCTATTAAAGAAAAGATGGATGGTATTGTAAACAAGAATTATCCAAGAAAAAACTGGAGTTCTTTAATACTTTTTGATTGTTCTAAATTAAAACAATTATCAAAAGATTTTTTAGATAGCGCATCACCAGCTGCTTTACACCAGTTTGAATGGTTAGTAGATTCTGAAATAGCAGAAATACCTAGATCTTATAATCATCTAGTTGGTCATTATAAAAAACATAACAAAATAAAAGCTTTACATTATACCAATGGAGGACCATGGTTTGAAGAATATAAAAATGCAGAATTATCAGAAGAATGGTGGAAAGTATACGAGACTTTGTAAAAGGTAAAAGAATAATATTTGTAGGTAACTCTGTAGAGATAATGAATCATAAATTAGCTGATGTAATAAATAGCTATGATATTGTTGTTCGTTTTGGTAGAGCTATAGAAGCAAATAAATTACAGGAAGAATCTTTAGGGACAAAAGTAGACATATGGGTTACTGGTCAATTTAGAGCACCTTGTTATATACCTCTTAAAAAAGAATTTAAAACAGGTAGATTTAAGGATACTAAAATACTTGTTAATAGATGTAGAGGTAACTTACAGTTAAAAGATTGGATATTTGAAGATCGTTTACCTAAAGGTATGCCTTATACTCAAATGTATTCTGATGAAGAGATTGTTGAAATAATGAAAGGTTTTGGTAAAGATATGTATGGAGATGATTTGAGACCAAGTGCAGGTTTCATAACAATACTTTGGTTTGTAAACAAAATAAAAACCTATAAAAGTTTAGATTTAATAGGCTTTGACTTTTTTGCTAAAACGGTAAAAAATAGAAGGAGAGATAAAGAAGGATTTTTAAGTAAATGTGATCCACATAGTTGGCATTTACCAGTTTATTTAATGGATAAATCTGCTCATGACATGGATTTAGAACAGCAGTATGTTTCTTTTCTACAAAGAAACGGGAAGTTAAAATGGCATATATTAAGTAATCTAAATGAAGGTACAGTTAAGTATACTGAATGGATGGAGGGTATGAAGATAATAAAAACACAACCAGTTAGATCTAAAATATCAAAAATTTTGCCACAATCTCAGCAATAATTTCTATAACAATAATAATCAGTACAGCAATAATATACTCCCACCAATCATATTTACCGTTTTTATTAAAATCTAAGAATCTCAATTCCAACCAGTTTTACCGCTCGATCCTTTATTTCCTACGTTTTTTTGTCGTTTACCGCTACTTAATATATAAGGTGCATATTCTTTTGCCCATTCGGTAAATTCATCTGAACTTGTACTGTTTTCAAAACCCGCAATAAACTCCTCACCAACTTCTCTTAAGTTTTTTCCAGCATAATAAGGTTTATCATCACGTGTTCCATCAGCAAGAGATGCTTTAAAATCTTCCAATAATTTCTTTTTAAAGTATTTTTTTATACCTCCATGCTTTTCCTCGTAAGGTGCCCAATATTCTGTAGACCAGTGTTCTTTACTATCCCAATCTTCTCTATTTTCAGTTACCTTGTAAGCGTTATTTAATCTATCTTTTTCTTCTTGAGATAAAGCGTTCCAATCCTCATCAGACATTTTTTCTTCAACTTCTTTATAATAAAATCTTTCATTAGCAGTATCCTCGTCTCCACCAACATAAGTATACTCTATTTCTTCATCTCCTTTTTTCTTATCTTCTTTATCTGGATCACCAAATTTTAACGCCGATGGTTTCACATGCGGATTGCTATTTAATCTATTTAATATGTCTCTATTTCCTAATTTAAATCCCATTATTTCTTTACTTTTTCAAAAGCTGATATTCCAAAACAACCTAATGTAACCCATACAAATGAGTTATAAACTACTTCGTTTATAATAAGATCTTTTTCAGCTAATACACTAGTTGCTAAATCCGCAATAGCAAATAACGTCATTACTACAAATGACATAAAACCTATTACATTCTTTTCGTTAATATCGTTTTTCTCTTTAAATAATGCCCACATATTTTTTAGTTTAATAAGTATTCATAAGGTGTTGCAGTTGCATCTACACCTATTGGATAATTTTCTAACAACATAGTTACTGTCATTGTTCTTTGTATATAAGGGTTATAAAATTCCCCCTCTGCAGTTAAATGTATTAATCCTATATATGCTCCACCTTTTTGGCCAGCATCTATAACCTCTATATCATTCCATACTATATATTCTTGATTACCTGGTATTTCTACTCCAGCATATTTATTATCTGGATTTTCCCATGTATAAGTTCCTATATCTAATAATTCCCCATCATCATCTGCGTCTGAATCTAAACAATATAAAGCAAAATGTTGTACATCTAATCTTGGTTCACCCTCATCTATTTGAAGATAAAGGATAAATATCTTTTTTAAATTTCCATCAACT